GCATATCGTGTACCTGTGTTTGAAGCAATTAAGCACTTGATTGTCACAGGTAACGTGCTACTCTATGTCCCAGACGAAGGACAGATGCGTGTGTTCCATTTGGATCGTTATGTTGTCAAGCGTGATCCTATGGGCAACGTGTTATATATGATTACAAAAGAATCTCTGAATGCTAAGACTTTAACAGAGGAAGCACGTAAGACTCTTGGTCTACCTGAACCCTCTGAAGATGCACCAGAGACACCCCACAAACCATACGACCTTTACACCTACATTTGTGACAAAGGTAAATACTGGCATATACATCAGGAAATACAGAATGTACCAATACCAGACAGTTATGGTAAATACCCCAAAGATAAGAACCCATTTATACCACTTAGGTTCAGTCGAGTTGACGGAGAATCTTATGGTCGTGGTCTCGTGGAGGAGTATTTGGGAGATTTACGCTCCCTTGAAGCTCTTACACAAGCAATTGTAGAAGGATCAGCGGCTGCATCTAAAATATTGTTTATGGTTCGGCCCAATGGAACCACAAGAATTAATACGTTAGCTAAGTCACCAAGTGGTGCAATTGTACAAGGGGATGCAAATGATGTATCTACATTACAACTTGAGAAAAGCCAAGACTTTCGTATTGCTCTTGACACAATCACACAAATTAGAGATAGGTTATCATTTGCTTTTCTTTTAAACTCTTCTGTACAGCGTAATGCTGAAAGAGTAACAGCAGAAGAAGTTAGGTTCATGGCACAAGAGCTAGAGTCTGCATTAGGTGGTGTGTATTCTGTTCTGTCTCAAGAGTTTCAGTTACCATTGATCAACATCCTCATGGAGAAGTTGACTAAACAAAAGAAGATGCCTAAGTTTCCAAAAGGCATTGTGAAACCACAAGTTATCACAGGTATTGAAGCACTTGGTCGTGGACAGGATCTAAATAAGTTATCTCAGTTCCTGCAGTTCCTTCAACCTTTGGGACCAGAGGCAATCATGAGTAACTTGAATCTTGATGATTACATTGATAGGCTTGGTGCTTCACTTGGTATCGACACAAGTGGACTTGTCAAGACACCAGAGCAGAAACAAGCAGAACAACAAGCTCAAATGGAACAACAACAACAGATGATGCAACAGCAAATGATGCAAGATGTTGTTAAGGGTGCAACACCTGGAGTTGTAAAAGGTATGGCAGAGGGCATGGCCCAGAATCCTGAAATGACTCAGGAGATGGTAAATGCTATGACACAACAATAATATGGAAGAAGTACAAACAGGGCAAGCTGAAGGTGTACACCAAGCAGGTTCACCAGAGCATATTAATGAAATGCTTGCCAAGGTTGACAACGGTGTACAACCAGATGACGTAGGTGAAGAACTAACCTTACAAACTCCTACTAAACCAGAGTGGTTACCTGAGAAATTCAGTACACCAGAGGACTTGGTTAATGCTTACAACCAATTGGAACAACAGTATACCCAGGTCGCACAACAACAGGAACAAGAACAAGTCACACAAGAACAAGTAGCTAATATACAAAATGCTAGTGTGCCCCAGGTAGCAGAAATGCTGGATGAACGTGGGCTTGATATAGATGTGTTCCAACAAGAGTACAACGAAACAGGGGGACTATCCGAAGATGCTTATCTTGCTTTAGAAGAAGTAGGAATATCAAGCAATGTAGTGGATACATGGTTAGCAGGACAAGAAGCAATTGCTGATCAAAACATTAGTAACATTTATAATGCTGTTGGTGGTCAAGAGAACTACGAAAGTATGTTACGATGGGCCAACGACAATCTTGAACAATGGGAAATAGATGCCTTCAATAACTCAATTGAGAATCTTGATCCTAATGCGATGTTTGCTGTTCAAGGTCTTATGGCGAGAATGCAGAATAAAGAGGGAATCCCTCCAAAACTCATGACAGGAGAATCTGCACCATCAACTGCACCAAGATTTGAATCTTTAGCCCAAGTTACACAGGCTATGAAAGATCCAAAGTATGCTGAAGACCCTGCTTACAGGGCATCAGTCGCACAAATGTTGAGTAACTCAACTGTGCTTTAGACTAATAGCTAAAAATAGTAATCATTGCCCCATGCGTGGGATAACTCTGGTGAACTTTCAAGCATCATTAGTTAAGTAGTAACAGCCTAAATAGGAGATTATTATGGCTGAGTTAGATTATACTGCGATACATAGGTCTGGTCAAAATAATGCGTCAGGAGACGTTAGAGGACTATATCTAAAACTGTATGCAGGTGAAGTTCTTACTGCTTTTCAGTCAAAGAATATTATGATGCCTTTGCATCGTGTGCGTACTATCTCAAAAGGAAAGTCTGCACAATTTCCGATGACAGGAAAGTACCGAGATGCTTCCTATCACACACCGGGGGCTGAGATCGTTCCTTCAGCCGCAAAACAAGGTGAAAGGATTGTAGAGATTGATGATTTGCTCATCAACGCACAATTCATTCCCAACATTGACGAAGCGATGACACACTATGACATCCGTTCCGTCTACACTCAAGAAGCTGGATTTGCATTAGCAAAGGTAGCCGATGAGAACATCCTTCGTATGGCGGCAAAAGCCGCTGTCTCAGAGAATGCAACTATTGGAGGATTAAACATCCAAAAGCATACTGCATTTGATGACGAAGATTACACTGGAAACGTAACCTTTGGTGATGTAACTGGTCATACTGCGGCTGCCGCTGATGCCCGTGATCCTAAGTATATCGTTCAGGCGATTATGGATGCACGAAGGGTATTGGATAATTCCAATGTACCTGGGGAACCTTTCATTGTCATGCCTGTTGACATGTACTATGACTTGTTCAAAGTCTCAGGAACCAGTAACTTGAATGACCTCATTATCTTCAACCGTGACGTTGGAGGTGGAGGAAGTGTTGCTACTGGACAGGTACCTACCATTCTTGGTATGCCTATCTACGTAACCCAACACCTTGGTTACTACACCACTGGTACCACTTGGGTTTCCAACTTGTACTACCAAGTAACTCCTGGCTCAGATACTGTTGCCATTGCTGGTAGACCTGCGGCTCATAAGGATGAAATAGCTAATGCCAATGCACCTATTCCATTAGCGAATACTGCTGGTTCAGGTCGTGGTAATCCTTCCAGTGCAGGAAACTCGGTGTACGATGTTCCAAAAGGAGCCTCATCCACTATTGCAGGACAAGCAACTAAGTTTGCTTCCTCAATGATTGCTCAGAAGCTCAGAGCACTTGTAATGACTCAGGATGCAGTTGCTACTGCTAAGTTGATGGATATGTCTGTTGAATCAGAGTATCAAATCACTAGGCAGGGTACACTCATGGTATCCAAATATGCCATGGGTCACAACATCTTGAGACCTGCTTGCTCGGTTGGATTATTTAGTGTTTAATCCAATTATGTAACTCCGCATAGGGAGGACTCTTTAACTAGGGTTCTCCCTTTTTTTTCATCATGCCAGAAGATCCATCTAAAAAACCATTATTATCTAAAGAGATTACGTCTAGCAGACCTACGGTAGAAAGGATGCACCAAGGCACTCGTAATGTAACATTTACACGAGAGGGTGCAGAAGAACTGATAAGACGAGTAAGGTCTATTGGAGTTCAAATGGTCGATCCTCCTATGGACAATGGTAAATGGAAAGAAGTGTTTGCTAGAGTAGGAGAGCATCGGCAACGAGAGGTTACCGACTACTCTTTAAAAGGTAAAAAAGGAAAACCTGTTCCAGAAGGGCTACTTAAAGTCCTACAAAGGAGAGCAGGGGGCATGTTTAATTTTTATATGAATAAAGTAGCAGGACCACTTGGTATTGTTACTGATCCTTATTTTCAATATGGAGCACAAGAAAAATATGAATTTGATAAGAGATTAGGTACTGTAACTGCTTATGCTATGGCTAACCCAGAGTTGGCTATGAAGAACCCAAGTGAACTAGCTGACTTTTTGTTCCGTGAGTCTGACCAAGAGATGTATGAGAATCAATTGTATGGTGTTATCTCTGACTATGAAGAACTTAATAAAACAGCTATAATGCCTGAGTACATTGAGGCTTTACACCAGGAAGAACTATGGAATTTCTTAGAGTCTCCTTCAATGCTATCAGATCATCCCAATTTAAAGGGACCAACTTCTGTACTAGATTTTAAAACACAGTTACCTAGGTTATACTTTCATGGACAAAAGGGGCCAGATCCTATTAAAGAGTTCACACAACAAAGATCAATGAAATGGAGTGAATCTCCACAACCTGAGTTTGGAGCAGGATTCTTTGGTAGTGGCGGGCAAGCCTTAGATATTTTAGCTAGACTTAGGCAAGAGGATAGTGTAAAAGAAGGTTATGTTTTACCTGATCCAGAAGGTGTAGCAATAGAAGTTAAAATGGCAGACTTAAAGAGAAAAATGGGGGCTGCCCATACTACTGGATCTAGGGCTACTAGACAAGGGCAACCTAGTATGGGTCACTTACCATTCGCTGGAGTAGTAAACAAGAAACAAATACCACCTAAGTGGTACGCTGGTGTTCTTGACATAAAGAATCCATTAGTTGTTCCAGGAGATATTGGTTGGTGGACTGTGTGGAATATACTTGGGTACATGTCAGGCTCTACAGAAATTAACAGAGAAGGTGGGGATGATCTTCCAGTATCCCAGAATATTATAGCGGCTGAAAATAGACCTAATTATTTAGGAAAATTTACTTATTGGCCTGAAGAAAACTACTTTGAAGAAAGTGCAGAAAATGGTAACTGGGATGTACCAAAAGAAGTGAGGGACACTGCTTACTTAGGTTCTGGAACTGCATTTCAAAGAGTTATGGAGTATGCGGAAGCCCATGCTAATAAAGAAAAAGACCAATGGGGTGCTCCTAAAACTCTTAAAGGGTACTCTCCAGAAATGACTGATGACGAATACATGGATATGTATTTTGATGATATGAATGCTGTGACTGACTACACAGAATCTGAAACTTACTCATCAGATATGTCAACAGAAGAAAAAGAAGCGATAGCTGATGAAATACTCAAAACTCCTTCTAACTACCTAGAAGATTTCAATTATTTTGTAAATCTAGGGTTCAGAGATTTTCTTCTCAATGACCTAGGTATCGATGGTATCCAATTCTTTAATTCTATTGAAGATAAACTCGTGTCTGACTGGTCTTACATCATCTTAGATGGGTCACAGTTTAAAAACATTAAACAACGTAAGAAGGCAGGTGAAGGCTTTGATAAATCAAAACGACCACACATGTCTAAATATCAAAAAACATCTAAATATAGAAAGGTATCATGAGTCTTAGTCCAACGTCCAGATTAGAGGCTATTAATACTATGTTGACCAGTATTGGTGAACAACCTATTCAAAACGAAAACGACCTTGCTGGACTATCTGATGCCTCTATAGCAGGTCAAATACTTGATAATGTGTCAAGAGCAGTTCAAGCAAGAGGATGGATATTCAACACTGACTTAGATGTTGAACTTACAACAGATCAACGTGATGAAATAGTTGTTGACCCAAGTATACTAAGAGTAGACACGACATCTCTAGTTAGAAGCGGTGATACAGACATTGTGGAACGTGGTCGAAAGTTGTACGATAGAAAAAAGAATACAACTAAGTTTCCCGCTGGAACTAAAGTTAGAGTTGATCTAATTACACAACTTACGTTTGATTCTCTTCCTGAACCTGCACGTAGATATATAGCAATACGTGCGGCTAGGATATTCCATGATCGTGTTGTAGGGTCAGGTGAGTTACATAGATTCTTTCAAGAAGATGAGATGTATGCGTGGCAAACTTTACTTGAGTACGAAGGTGATGTAGCTGATTACAATATATTCGACAACTACGATGTATTTAGAGTTATTGATAGAAGTCACACTTCATCCTATGACCTTAGACGTAACTTAGTAGACTCAGTAGAAACTGCATAATGCCTTTAATATCTGGAACTGTACCTAGTTTAGTTAATGGAGTATCTCAGCAACCTGCGACCTTACGTATGCCAACTCAAGGTCAACGGCAGGAGAATGGTTTCTCACATATTTCACGTGGGTTAGAGAAAAGACCATGTACTGAGCACCTAGCTGAGATCCAAGGTATTACCTCTGCTAACTCTAATGATGTCTTTATTCACACAATAAGACGATCAGAAGATGAAGCGTATGCTTTACTTATTAAAGGGGGAATATCTGGTGGTGCAGATCCAGTAGTTAAACTATATGATTTAACAGGGTTTGCTACAGGAACTCCAGGTAATGAAGTATACATTCATCCTACTGAACAAACTGGTGCTGTAACGGGTAACGGTATAATTAACACAGATGTAAAAAACTATCTAAAGAACTTTACATCTAGTGGCTCTAATGATTTTACACCAAATAAACTTTCAGTAACTACTGTTGCTGACTTTAGTTTTATCTTAAATAAAACCCAGAGAGTAAAGAAGAAGAACACTACTCATAGTAATCGTCAATATGAGTCTATGGCTTTTGTTAAGATTGGTGACTATGATGGGCATTATAAAATTCTTGTTACACAGTATGATGTCTATCCCGCTGGACATGAGAAAGCAGGAGAAATAGATCATGATGCTTACTTGTTTCAGTATGAAGTAGAATACGCTACTCCACAAAATAACACCGAAAGTAAGACTCAAGGTGGTAGTAGTGCAGCCGCTAACTCAGCTTCTATCAACAACCAAGCGGCTGTAGTAGTAAATAATATTGCAGAGTCATTGTTTTTTGGTGCTGATAACACAGATAAAGTTTATTTAATTCAAGAGACAAGTAATAACGATCCTATCATAATCTCACATATAAATGCAGATGGAAGCCCAGAATACGTAGGTCAAACAGGTGTAAGAGATAAAGGTG